TTATTGATGGAACAACCACAATGAACGACGATGTTTCCATCACGAGTGATAAAACATTCACAGTTGGAACGGGTGCTACCGCATTGGGTGGTGTATTATCAGTTGTCGGCGACGTATCATTGAATTCCAATTTATACGCAAACGGAACATTTGGTCTCGGCATTGAACAGCCTTCTGTATCTGTTGATATCAATAAAACAGATGCTATTCGCATTCCTAGAGGTACTACAGCAGAAAGACCAACGACCGCAGATGAAGCAACAAATGGTGGGTATATTCGTTATAACATGGAGAATCACCAATTTGAAGGTTATGGTCCAGGAAATGCTTGGGGATCTCTTGGTGGCGTTATCAATGTTGCTCAAAACACCAAGATTGTGGCTTCTTATCCGAATGCAGATTCAACCAACAATGAGCTTGTTTTTTACACTGCGCCCGCTGGTAGTATTCTTGCTGGCGATGCNNTAGAGAGNATGNTTATTCGGGAAATGGGCGATGTTTCTATGAANTTTGGATTACATGTNGCTGGTGATGTTTCCATGAACAAATCATTGTACATTAAAGAAGACCTTGTTGTTGATGGTAATTTAAGTGTTCGTTCGTATAACAATGACTACATTGTCAATACCACCACCACTGATTACACTCTTATTGTTGCAGAGGATTTATCTCTTAATGGACGTATGTTTATTCAGGATGATGTTTCCATGAACGGCAAATTGTACGTCGAAGGTGCCATCACTGGTGGTTCACTAACAGATGGTACTGCTACGCTTAGTGCAGGCAGTCTAACTAGCATTGTCGATATAACTGCTTCTGGTGCCATTACTGGTGGTTCTATAACAGACGGTACAGCTACACTTATTGCAGGCAGTCTAACTGGCATGGTTAATGTTGTTGCTTCTGGCGATATTAGTGCGAACCAATTATCTGATGGTACTGCCATTCTTACTGGTGGTGCTTTAAGTGATGCTACTACTATCACTGCTTCTGGTGCCATTACTGGTGGTTCTATAACAGACGGTACAGCTACACTTAGTGCAGGCAGTCTAACTGGCATGGTTAATGTGGTTGCATCTGGCGATATTAGTGCAAACCAATTATCTGATGGAACTGCCATTCTTACTGGTGGTGCTTTAAGTGATGCTACTACTATCACTGCTTCTGGTGCCATTACTGGTGGTTCTATAACAGACGGGACAGCTACGCTTAGTGCAGGCAGTCTAACTGGCATGGTTAATGTGGTTGCATCTGGCGATATTAGTGCGAACCAATTATCTGATGGAACGGCTATTCTTACTGGTGGTGCATTAAGTGATGCTACTACTATCACTGCTTCTGGTGCCATTACTGGCGGTTCTATAACAGACGGAACAGCTACACTTAGTGCAGGCAGTCTAACTAGCATTGTCGATATAACTGCTTCTGGTATAATTGAAAGTGGTTCTATCAAGTGTACTGGTGATGCCTCATTTGAACAACATGTTTACATTGGAACTGGTCTTACCGTAAAAGACGGTAGTACTATAACAGTGCCTAATAATTCCATCTCTGCAAATGCCATTATCGGTGGTGTTGGAAGTGATATCTTTGTTAACGATGTTTCCATGAACAAGGGATTGTTTGTTAATGAAGACTTGTCATTGAACGGTAATTTATCGGTTGATGGAACAATATCCTTCCCTGCTAGTTCTATTGACCCTGCGGCCATTATCGGCGGCGTTGGAAGTGATATCTTTGTTAACGATGTTTCTATGAACAAAGGATTGTTCGTTAATGAAGACTTGTCATTGAACGGCAGATTCGACGTTGGCAGTGGTGCCTCTTTCAACAAGAGTGTCTTTATCAAAGAAGATCTTACTGTCGATGGTAATCTCATCGCAAAGAAAATCGCAAATGAATATATCATCAATACCACCACAACAGACTATACTCTCATTGTTGCAGAAGACTTATCTCTCAACGGACGTATGTTTGTTCAAGATGATGTTTCCATGAACGGCAAATTGTATGTCGAAGGTGCCATTACGGCCAGTTCACTAACAGATGGTACTGCTACTCTGAGCGCCGGTGCATTAACGGGTATAACTGATTTAACCGTATCCAATTCCATAACATTACCTGTGAATTCCATCCCTCAAAGCGCCATTGTCGATGCCTATAGCCAAAAGACGGAATACAATATAACTGTCGCCAATAAAACGGATGCTCACCCAGAGCAAGGAGGTAGCGGAAGTGCCTATGTTATTGACAACATTGAATCACCTGTGATAACATTAAGACAAGGTATAACATACAAGTTCGTTCAATCTGATGGATCCAACTCTGGCCATCCTTTCCGATTCTATCACGATAAAGATAAGAACACTGCTTATACTACCGGTGTTTCTACTAGTGGTTCTGAAGGAACAGATGCGTATGTAGAGATCACCCCTGATGCCACTACTCCCATGAAGTTGTATTATCAATGCAGCGCACATTCATACATGGGCAATTACTTCGTGATTGAACCAGCCGTTGAAAACCTAACACTCGCTGAATTAGGCTACTTAACTGGTACTACCAGTGCTATTCAAACACAATTAAACAGTAAATTAGAGGCAGGTGATGACATTGCACTCACATCTACAACTGCGTCTACTAGTACTGCTACTGGTGCACTCACTATTGCCGGTGGTGTAGGTATTACTGGCGCAGTGTACTTCGGTAGCGATTTATCATGGAATCCAGCGAATATACCAGAGAATTCCATCCCTGCCAATGCCGTCATTAGCGATGGAGGATCATTTATCAAACAATTCTAACTCTACTGAAAACGGATACACCACCACCATAAGTAAATCATAGAAAAAATAACAAATTATGACATTATTCGAAATTTAACAATATTATCATAAACAAGAAGCGATGAAAATAAAATAGTCAACATAGTATATACAAACCATGTCAATTGCTACGCTCAAACGAAAAACTCTCGCAAAATACAACAATATGAGCGTGAACTCTTCTACCGGGTTCTCTCTGAATGGATCCTACCGCAATCAAGGATATGTAGGACAAACATCCCTCTCCCGTTCCCTGTCTCAAACGCCCATGAAAGGCCCAACTGTCCGCGGCCATGGTGGATGCTGTGGCACATATATCGTCGGTGGAATTGTACAGTCCGGTGTCAAATCAGAGGAAGACAATACTGTGGTCAAATCTTCCGTTTTGAGTACAAAAGGGATGTTAGCAAAACGCATGTGCGCAGATCGATGCATAACGGTCAAGCCTGATAACAATCAAAACGCCAATAGGGCGAGCGATGCATTGAAACGCATGAAAGAAAAGACACTGTCCTGTACGATTAGTACAATTGATCCCAGTTGCAATACTCGTTGCTCAAATCATGTCGGTTATGTGAGAAAACCACAGATCCATCTAACCAAGCCAGAAAGTAGTTATTTGCCCATTTCTAGTGGAGAATATATAACCGAACTTGGCAAAAAATGCGTCGATAATGACATCGCATTTGTTCCCTCACATAACTCACGTGCCCCCTTTGCCTGCAACTAAATGAAAAATTGATACAATCCCCCCTACTCCATAATAAAGACAATTCATTCTCTTTGTCTTTATTATGACCGAACCATCACCAGTATCCTTGTCAATCCTCATCGAAGAGTACATGAAATCGCTCAATGCGAAAGAGCGCCAGGGATATGATATTGCCAGTTCCCATTTGGGAATGACTTACCAAGTAGAAAAAAGTCTGGGATTCCTTGCTTGGAAACAAAAATATTTATCCGATAAATAAATAAACAATTTAGACTGCAGCTAATACCTGCGACCGTTTGAAATCTTTATAACTCATAACCTCTTTTTGGAGCGAAGTTTCTCCTCGTAGATCGTCCAAAAACTTCGATGAAAAACCGTTCGTTTTCATTTTTTTTTGGATTGGTTGTAAGAGTTGCATATTTACCAACTTTCCTACACAAATAAACCGATTTCTATGATATGTCTTTACTGGGATGGGTGGTTCATTGTCGGTCGCTAACTTTGGTTTACCCTTGCTATAATTCTTGAATCGAGCAAAGGGTGCATTCGCCAAAGAATCTTTCTCCTTTTTACTATTTGTATTGTTGGTATCATTCTTACCTTTCTCATGATTTGTTTTTTTACTCTCTTCTTGATGAATTCGAATCAATGGAGAAGGGGATGCATCAGGGGTTATCTCATCATCCATGAACAAATCGCGACAAAAAAAGATCACGCAATATTTCATTGCAACTGCATTCAATATAGTATAAGGAATACTCGTACTATCGGCATAATAAGAAAACGCCATTTTATAAGGATCGTAATACATGGATACAATTCCTCTCGGAGTGGTTTCAAACAATACTCTCCTTTTCCATACTACTTCTAGATTATTGTCAACTGGGGCCAATGTTTCATTCATCTCCGTTTTATTATAATAACAAGGTTCTATATTCGAGCTATATAACTTGCCTTTTTTTTCAAACGTACTGAGGAAACGCGTTTGCCTTACATCGATATAGCGATCCGATTTGGATAGGATCGTTTCTGGTGCAGTTATTTGTTTTGTGATAAACCATGTTCCAAGTAAACGCGAAAATAAGTTTTTCGTCCACTCATAAACAGAATGTGAGTATTTCCAATAATTCGATAAGATTACAGATACATTAAATAAACGCATGATGTTCTAGATACATACATAAATGAATATGCTTTTATGCCCTTTATTCATGGGAAAGAAAACATATTCTCATATAGGTTGACGTATAATACACATTTGAGTATAGTATAATAATATGCAACCACAATATACAAAATATTATGTTTAGGTCCAATCGCCTTATGAAAACGGGATTTACGAAACAACTACTTATTGTCGCTATCGATGATACCAACTCTGCTATGCACACAGGGTGGTCTAATGTGCCCCTCTCGAATAAATGTGCAAAAGAGGCAATCCGAGTACGAACCTCAATATACGCGAATCAACTATGTCCTACTCTCATATATTCATCTAGATTAAATAGGGCAATCGATTTTTCTAATATTATCGCCTCTGCAGAGAGTCCCCATTTACCAATACGAACAACCTGGCGATTTAATGAGCGCCATTTTGGCGCACTTGAAAATATTTCTACAAAAACGTACCCACATAAGATGTCTAGTAATTTTACTGAGAGCCCTCCTGTCCTTCCGAATCTGGATTCTACTGGTAAATCGTATCCAATCTTTTCGAATTGTTATTTAAAAATGGTAGAAATGGGAGAATCTGGCCAAAATATATTGGACCGAATGGCTCCATATTACGATTACGACATACTCCGTACAATATCACAATATCAAGAATTTCCCATTATTATAACACACCGCTATCCTGCACATATATTAATGAAACATATTTTGAAGCTATCAAATAAAGAGTTTGACAGAAGTTGTTTCCCTGAAAAAAACTACTTACTAGTGCAATTCAATAATGAGAATCAATATATTTCTCATATACGATATAAATATTGACATCTACTTTGATTCAATAAAAAAGGCACGCAATCTGTTTGTTTTTGTTTTTGTTTTTTNATTTCAATTGGTATTTTTTATTGACAGTACTATTATGCATCTTTCATATCAGCCACTTCCTGNAGGCGTAATGAAAGCAATTCATTCATCTCCTTNTGTAAATCNGGCACCTCGATACGCTGATACGTTTTGTACACATTGTCTGGATGCATACAGACTAAATACATACCTGTTACCTTCTTACCATACTTATGTTCAATGATTGTCTTGTACATATTCAATTGCAATGCATAATGCCAAAAATTCGTGTCGGGCAAATGAGAAATGCATGTTGTCTTGGCATATTTTCCGAATTGAGCCTCATGGGTAATCTCTTGGCATCGCTTCCAATCATAAATCTGTAATGTGCCGTCGGGATTTTCAAATATCATATCAATGGACCCAGATAATTTCAGTTCCTCGTAATAGACCATCCATTCCGTCCTATATGGTTTTAAATAAGAGAAATCGGCCAAGAACTGTTTGAAAAACGAGAATTCGATACTGTCGTTCTCTACAGAAACACCATTATAATGAAGTTCAATATCATTATGCATTTTGGTTCCAGAACAAGCTGCAGAATCGCGTTTCATATCCCACATCTTCTTGATCTCTTCACGAGTCATTCCATAGTATTTGTAATTAGGGTCGTTCCAATTGCGCCCATTCATCATTTTTGTGATAATCGCATCCGCATCAAAGTCGGAAAAATGGTGGTGGTTCCACGTGGTTACCGAGGTAAATCCTCCGCGATCACCTAATACCGTGTAAATATGCGGCCCTTCTTCAAATGTGATGTTTTCATCTCTAGGATGCGCATTTACTGTTGCCAGGTAAGACGGGGTGCCGTAGTTGTTATTAGAAGAACTCATTCTTTCGTGTAATTTGTTGCTTCTTATTACGAAACACTCGAATAGTATCAATTTTTTAGAAACACATACTTATATGTTATCAAATGTATATAAGCATTTCTCTCTATATTTATACAAAATGGACCCATCGGATATTTACAACAGCGTAGTGCGTTATCCAATTCCTACAAAGCCAATTTTGTATCGACCTACAAATCTAACTGAACACCGAATTCCATATCGTGCGGTCACCATTGATGATATTATACAATATAATGTTATGTCCTTGGTTCCAAACATTGAACTAGGTGTATTCAAACAAGACTCGTTTACTAGCAATGATAATGATTCAATAGAAGAATTGCGCACTTGGTTAACAAACAGCGAAATTTATATGGATTGTCTTCAAACAAAATATATGGAAGCGTGCTCTCATCAAAGAAAATTACTGGGCGGCATTATTAGACAAAAAAAGGGATGTGCCGCACTCAATATGCAATATCTTAGTCGTATGCCATTGGATCTTAGAAGATATATACATTCGTTTTTGTTGCCAGAAACACGCATCTTATTGTATTTGGATAAATATCCCGATCTTGGTACTTCTATTAAAAAGAATCCCAATTCGTATTTAAAGCCCTTTTATCGAAATTTGGTTCAGAAAAAATATTGCGGAAATATAGTGGGACATCGGTTCAACAATTTTTCAAATTATTCGAGATCGATACCCGGTGATTTTTCTATCAAAACGAACCCTCTCAATAAAAATGAATATGTTGAAGAAATGAACAAATTATTGGACGCTCTGCGAAAGGTTCCTCCTATAACAAACGAGTCCTATGACTTTTTTCAAAGGCGTGCACTGGGTCTTTTGAAACAAATGGTCTATATTGGTAAACATCGTCTTTCTCATACAACACTGTGCAAAAAAAACTCGACTATTTAAGTTTTAATTTACATATAATGGACTACTGTGCTCTACTCTATATTTTTTTATACGTTCTGGGTATGGTTAGCACCAACCCGGAAGGGATTGGTTTATGTTGTTCTTTTTGTATAATGGATAATTTGTTTTTCATAACTGCCATAATAGATCGTGTACGTTGAAGAAGTTGAACGGCCTGTTTGTATTTCTCCTGTTTTTTCTTGTGAAAGTTCGCATGATTCTCAGATGGTCGATCATGTTCATCGAAAACATCCTCTAGTTGAATCATAGGATCTATCTTTTGTATTTCCAGAAAACTATTGTATCTATTTAATTCGAAACTGTTTTGATCCATATAATCTTGTGTGTATGTATCTGGCGGGAAATATTCAATGATCCAATGCAAACGAGCCGGATCTTCAATTGTAATGGGTAATTTATGATATCCTTCTCGATCAAAACTACCATCCTCTGGCCTGCAATCATATTCATTTTCATCCTCGTCTTCATAATCGCTATCTTCTTCTTCTTCTTCTCGTGGTGCATATAATTCCGCTCTGCAACAAGGACACCCCGAATTGTATTGTGTTGATCTCATAATACAATTGCAACAAAAGCTATGACCACATGGAGTGATACATCTATTTGTATCGCCAATATTGTCATAGCATATAGCACATTCTGTCATCTTATTCCGTTAATTGATAATTCATAATTGTCTAACTAGAGACTATTGTCGAGAACACATCAATTTTTTGCTGATATTGTTGTCTGGTTCTCATTTTATTAGGCGATATTGTTCGCTTCTTCGGATTTGCTCTGTATTTCAGATCCAATGTAGTATCGATAAATGACGATATATATTTTTTGAGATCATTTGGTAGTCGAAGTGAATAGAGTTGTTGCACAGCAGCAAACTCACTCGCCGACGGAATAAGAAGTTCATAAAATTTATTTACGGAACTAATCGTGGTATGTTTTCCATTTATACTAAATATGGTTTCATATCGAGATCTAGATAATAATAATTGCAAACCGGTATCAAAAGATTGCGTTCGTCCACGGACAAATTTAGAATCGATAAATGTGCCCCTCAAAATATAATTTGAGGGCAATCGAAGATCATTTGTAAGATTCCACTGAATGTCAATCAAGTAGTTTTTTCCAGGAATCAGATTATGCGGGGAAATGGGGGTTGATAACGGCATATACAGAACAGAATCGAAAATAATCTTCTTATCAAAACCAAATAAACGTTCATGATTATGAATTAGTAATATTATGTCAGAACATCCGGATAGCTATCCGTGGCACAACACTTTATCACAACCCTTTTCTAATTTACAATCCGATCATGTTGTTCCAATATACGAACGTTTTGGACAAAACCAGCGCGTCAATTATGTCAAAGATAATTACAAGCGGTCTTGTACGATCAAGGAAGTGCATCGAGATGACGCGCCAAATTGGTATTATACTGTCTATTTTGACAATGGAGATGAAAAACAAACTATTGAAAAATATTTAGAAAATATACAACCCTCTGGGTCTCGTAAAAAGAAAAACTCGAAAAAAAATATGGCTAGACAACCTCTTATGGAACCAATTCGAAATCCCACGCGAAACTAATCGACTAGATAATTCGATATTATCCAGAATAAGACGCCATGCAAATCATTTTTCGATTCCCAGACAAACGTGAATTGCTTATACCACCCATCTGAATACTAGAAGTTTGCATCATGTGGGTAAGATCTTTCTCAATTGTATATCCATTGTCCACTAAATAAGAAAATACAGAAGGTATATCATCTGCCGTCATAAAATAATCAATATCCTTCATTGAGATGCGACCATTTTGACCCCGTTTGGGATATCGCATCAAAGCATGGGTACAATTGTCAGGAGACGCCATTGGTCCAAATTGTTGAAAAGGAGACAATTTGGGCGGTGAAATCGTGCTAACTAATTCTGATAACGGTCCTTTGGGATGAACATTCAATGTAATAATTTGTTGATATGTTTTGTCGAAAGAATTCAGAATAGGTTCTAAATAAAAAACAATTGTTGATGAACTTGCAAATGGACTTTCCATATATATATCCATGATATCAAAAAGATAGTATAAATAATATACTTATGTACCTGATTTCAGAATGAATATGTACTTCATTCTGAAATGTATTTATAACGCTCTCTATAGGGATTGAACCTATGACATCACGATTAACAGTCGTACGCTCTAACCAACTGAGCTAAGAAAGCGAATTCCAACCTTGTTTTTATTTTATTTTTATTTTTACATCCCAGCTCTCACCGAGATTCGAACTCAGGTCGCAGGATTCAAAGTCCTGAGTGATAACCAACTACACTATGAGAGCACACTATTTACACTATACACCATCCTCACCACTGTACTATAGTGGATATTCTTTATATGGTTTTCTGCACGGTCTTTAGTATAATACGAATAAAAAATAGCCAATGTAAAAAATTGATTACTTTTTATCTCTACTCGGCGAATATAACTTATTCTAATCACTAAAACAACAAAATGGAAACCCCGATTCACATAAAAACACATCGTTTTACTTTTTCAGATACCATGGTGGATGAGATTAGTTGCTTCTCAAAATTACATCAGCATGACGATCGATGCGATTTCAAAGATGCGTGGAACATATGGACACAAGATTCGGAGGTCAGTATTTTGATTGAATCGGAAACACGACGATTACGTGATACTGGGTTTCAGGGCGATATCCAACAAAAATTATTCAAAAGCTGTCGCTATTATTTTCGAAACAAACCCGTCCCTTGCGAAGAAAGTGTTCCACGAAAACAATATGAATGTATCAATAAAACGACATTGCAAGTGATGGATCAGTTTATTCAATCACAGTTTAGATCATCCGCATCTGAAAAAACCCAATCAGTAAACTATATAACAATCACTCCAGCAGACAGTTTTCATCACTTTTGTACGAAACATCAATCTATTCTAGTGGACTATTTAAAAGAAAATCAAACACCGTCTCAACTAAATATAGAGACTGGACAGAACCAGTATTCCAAGAGTCAAGCTCGATTCATTATGGGAAAATTTAAAAAAACATATAAAAATCGCTTTTATAGGATTCGTGTATCAATGCACAATTAATCATTGTATAAGGTAGGAATGGAAGACATAAACACTGATCTATGAAAACAGGTCTTTATTTATTGATCTCGGCAATCCGTGTCCAAATAAAATCATATACGCTAATAGTAATGCGGATAACAAAATACTTCGGTTTTCAGCAACAAGTGATTTTTGACCAAGCATAAAAATCATAAAAATGTACAATAAAACACCTATTATTACAGAATGTAATAACATTGTTCGTCCGTTCTCTATCATCTCTTCTATATATTCCATGAATATAATAAAATAGATTCATGGGTGTTTTCTTTTTTGTCTAAATCATACCCAATGATGAATATTTCTATCTATTTAGCCAGGTCATTCTGTGTCCACTCATATGCGGTTATCACAACAGAGTAAAATATGTGTCTATTGTATAACGCATATAACTTGATCATTTATGGATACTACGGATAAAATGAAATTGCTCAATCAAGGCGCCTATGGATGTGTATTCAAACCTGGATTCACTTGTTCTGGTGACAAGGAAACGACTGGGCGACATATAACCAAAATACAAAAAAAGAAGAATACATCTGACAAAGAAACCAGCATTGGTGCAGTGGTACAAGATATTAGTGCATACACAAAATATTTCGCACCCATTATTGAGACATGTGATGTAGATTTGTCCAAAATAAAAGACAATGAATTGCAAAAATGCAACTTTATTGACCTTGAAAATATGCCATCTACCCGTTTTGAAATCAACAAAATCAAGTATGTCGGACCTAAAACACTTGCCGATTATTTTCATAACAAAACTCGAGTGTCGGGTCATACTCTGCTTTTTTTCAAACAATTTATTCACAGTTGTATTGTTCTCATGGAGGCAAGTCGTAAGTTAACCAATGCTAATATTATTCATTTTGATTTAAAAGAAAATAACATTATGTGCCGACCCAAATCAGGGAGGCCTATCATTATCGATTTCGGGCTTTCTATTCATGCTGAAAACATAACGTCTCCAGACTTTCCTTTTATGGAAGCCTTTTTTACATATGGCCCGGATTATGCCCCCTGGTGTATTGATATTTGTTTTCTTACCTATATTGTTAGGTTGGCTCGCAAAGATGGAGATTGGGCTACCAAACCAGTTGGTCTAGACGAATGGAATGTCGTAGTCAATGATTTTATCACGCAAAACATTGTGTTTTCTCAATTGCTAACATCAGAAGAATCCACCGCTTTTCGCACTGCGATGACGGATTATTTTCAAAATGTAATTAATAACACGTATATTGGATCGCCTACATGGAAATCTGTTTATGATACATTTATTGCAGGTTGGAAAACATGGGATAGTTATTCCATTGCAGTTATTTATTTTCAAATGATGAAACAGTTTCATCTGGATAAATATGCATCAACATTCTCCTTCATGAATACATTTCTCGATCTTTTGAAAGAAATCATTGTTTCCACTCCTGACAAACGTCCTTCTCCAAAAGACATTCTACCTCGCATCAATATTATCTTTAATGCAGTTCCAAAAAAAGAAGCCCAAAAATTACAAATTGAACTTCTTAAAATGTTCAAGGACAAAGTCCTCTACAATGAGCGTGAAAAGGATATTGCTACCTCCAAAATCCAATCACGCAAACAAGAAGAACGCCTTTATGAATTTGCTAATAAATCTAGAACGTAAGAATCGAGATGTTTATAGCGAGCCGATGATGTTAGTCTTACTATCGAGCTATATGCAGTTTGCTCCTCTAGTGAAACGGTGCGATAATCATCTATCATGTCTATCACTTGTTTTATAAGTGAATTTGAATAACCCGAAACAAAATAATGTTTCGGGCTACTCACAGTTAATTCGGGAATTTCTTTGTATTCCACCGGTTCACATACATTCCAATAGACAATATGGGGAGTCGACCAGTTTCTTTTGCGAGGATGTAGGAGAGAAACTCCATTGCGCATTCTATCACCAATGTTCACATCCAATATACTGTTATTGTAATCGCTTATCACAACTAAAAACAATTGATCCATGAATTTTCTTGATGATTGAGACCCTACAATGGTCTCAGTTATTATATGGAGGGCGTTCTCAAAACATAATGTCGTATTCTGCATACTCTGTATACCCTCCATAACCATTTGCACAATTGCTATGAAATTGTCGTCATCCGACCAATTTATCCAGGTCGACGAGCTATCCATGGCAACAATCCTATTTCGAATACTACTGTTTGTTGCTAATAATATGGCCATACCTATCGCGTTTGTATAAGTATCATTGCATTTCTCCTGCATTGTACTCGACACATCTAACATAGGGATCATATATCGAACGTGCTGACATTGGATTGCTTTCTTGGCCTTTTTCCACTCACGGTTTATGTACTGTATTTCTTTCTCATGTTGCGGATCATTCTCATTTAAAATGGATATTGATCTGCGTACCAAATAACCCATTGAGGGAGACTGATTTTGTTTGCGGGTCGGATTGACTACATGAGATACCTGATCAAGGGTTTTATCGAGTAGGATTGGCGAATGTTTCAAATACGTACCTAATGGTAAAGTATCGGACAAAATATTATCCCATTGACCATTGCACATTTTGATTTCGGGTGTTTCTAATACTCGATTCAATTTGGAAATTGTCTTGCGATAGAGTTGCTTTTGTTTGATTTGCGCCCGTATAATACTCTCTCCTGCGTTTGCTGTTTTCAAAATGTATGGATAATGTTGTTCTGCCCATTGGCTCGCCAGCTTATCAAATATCCATGAATATTGTTTCCCTTCACGAGGGATCCACTTGGCCACATTGGATAGGATGCATACCTTCTTTATCCTGGAAAGTTCTGCGTATTTCCAAATCTCCATATCTTTGCTGAGTTGCCGATTCATACATTCTATGCCAATCTGAATCAATGTATGATTCCGACCTTGTTTTGAATTGTGTTTTAAAAAATCACACATTTGGGGGATATCCCGCCATGATCCATAAGCAGGTTCGCCATCTCTTCCTGCCACGAAATTGTGCATTATATAAATGGCCAGACTAGGAAAGATATCATAAAACGACATTAAGAGCGTGTATGAAATGTTTCGTTCTCCTTTTCCTTCATGAATATCTCTCGTATAACCCACCATCTTGTATAAGGTGAGCAGAAACCCCAGATATTTCGGATGTGCATTTTCTCGAATACGTTTTTTCAATCGACACAGCACCGTTGTACATTCTTCATGAAATTGTTTTGTAAATTCACCACTTTGCGAGCGCAATGTATTGAAATGAATGGACACAATTTGATTTTCGAAATAAGCCGTATCGTCGGCGGATTGGAGATAAGGGAACTCTTGTCCGAGCACATTTCCATGGAACTCTTGTCCGAGCACATTTTCACTCATATTTATATAGGATTCTTCACATAACACATTTATATCCTTTTGGTAAAAACCCTATCGGACACCACGTTTCCTGGTCCCTTTTTTACGGGTTGTGGATTGAACAATCCTTCGATTTTTATCTTCTATTCGAACCTTTTTTGTCATTTTACCGTTTGGTTCTCTACGTGGTTGTTTTATTTCGGTTTTTAAAATGGATTTCATCTTATGTGGATTGTTCTCTATCTCCAATTCGAATTCTTGGTAAATAAAATAAATAGCATTTATATTGTGAAAAACAAACATACTGTCGGGTATCAATATATCACGCGTCGGAATTTCTTCTTTAAAAAAACGCGTTGTCGATAATTCAGTTTCGTCGCATTCTGAATATGTCTGCATATCACAGGCGTCCAAATCCACAATATAGGATTTGACATTGGCCAGTCGATAGAGAGAGGTAGGCGTACGTAGTTTATGTGTCTGTATTATTTTCAACAATTGGTTGAGAGGTATACGAGAACCAGAAAGATCCGTGGTAGAAAATACATAGTCTTCGACCAGCACTTTATTGATATAATGGCTACGGTTAATATAAATAAAATTCATTGTAATTTGATCCATACGTTCCTTTTGTGGCTCACCGTGTAAGTTATGCAATCTATGTTCATCTTCTAACCAATTCATATCTACTGTATTGTTGTCCATCGTATTACATCTTGAGTATATTTCATTTTTTCAAACTAAACTCAATACATGAAAAGGATTTAAACAAAAACAAGTATATAATCTGTCTCGAAACCGCCACAATCGCCAATGCATTTGACTTGTCATTCGCATTTATCACTAAATATTGTATCAAATACATAAATATACTTGAATGAATTACTCGAGACAGCAACCTACAAGGTAGGTTAGTGAAGAATGTTTTATGAAAAAAAGGATTCGCGCCTATACCCTATCGCACACAGTTCGTCTCATTGAAGACGATTTTGTAAGTATATCGTAAAACACGAGTACTGGAGCCAGGGGGGCAATGTGATTATTCCATACCCATAAAATCATAATGTGCTAGGGAGCACTATCACATTATGAAAACGATAGAAAATTGATTCGAGATAACCGTTATCTAGTGTGAGTATATACATTAGATTATTCATGACTGCATCCTCAGTTTGTATCCCAAGAATGGATTCATCCGTATCAAGATCATATATTTACCAAAAACTGGTTGAACTTAATATTGGCACAATTCAACGTATCATTGAAATCCCTTTGCGAAATGATCCGACACAGAAGCGTGTTATTATTAAATTGCAATGGGATCCAGTGAGTCAATACGCAGTTCAAATCCAAAATATGCTCAAGTCGATCGGATCCATTAAGCTCGTGCACAATATGCCTTGGTATTGGAAAATTGTGGCTACTCATCCAAAAATATGAAGTGAAAATACTTGTCGATGATTGGATTGAGACCCTTGAAATTTGTATGAGTATTTGACTGGCGCCAACAACATATATACCAAATCCCCCATGCGTTCAACTTTTTTTCTGCAAAATTAATTTCACGTGTTATGATTTCGTCTATATGACCATAGGCTGACCGGTAATCTAGAATTTCTGTTTTTAACTGATCCTTTACTGCATATAATAATTGAACGCGTTTTTGTTCTCGAATATGCTCCATTTCCTCACGATGGGTTATTGATTTATCGGAATTATTATTCCTATCCTCTTTTTTCCACTTGTGAAGAATAAAGCGTAATTCGTTTTTCACATCTTTCAATTTATATATTTGTGTCTTCTTGTAATTTTCCATTTTTTTGATGAACGAAAAAATATTAATATGACTTACAATGGGAAATAATTTCTTTATTTGTTCGGGCACCAATACCGAATTGGTTTCCTTTGTTTCGAACATCTTTTGTTCGATTTCTTGAATTTTACTTATTACAAGCGCGCGTTTTTCCTCGTCGCTATCCATCATTATCAAACGACTATTCGCCATTTCCAAACTGGTCTCCATCTTATCATAGTAGGTAGCCATTTGTAAGTACATTTCTGTCGACGACTCTAATTTCAAATAATTCAATAAGGAGAGAAAGAGTGCAGTGATTCCATTCAAAAGAGAGATCATCCATTTGTTCATATCATCGCATCCAATGATGGGAGAGATAACAGTGATCAAACTTGTTATAATGAGAGAAGGTATCATGAGACTATGAAGACGCATCTGAGAAAATTGCTTGGCCTGTACATAGACATTCTTTTGTCCCTTCATGTAAGTAGTGAGGATGTCAATTTCACTGGAATATTTGCTGTCAATATCTTCTGTGTCATAATATTTATCCATTCCTCTTTCGACATCCTGGTACGCGAGTTGGCGATATTGCGATGATCGACTCGGTTTACGTCGAGAATGAATAGTCTGTACCATTTCTACTGTTCCCGACGCAATATCCGATAGTGAAATGGTTTTTTTGATGACTCCCTGTTCTTCTCTTTCGTCAATATCACTATTGTTGGAACTCCCTGGATTGCTCCCATAATAACTACCGTAATTCGAACCGGTTATTGGACTATCACATCGAGCAAAATATTCGTCAATTCTTTCTGAATCCAGAGTTGCATTTGACATAACTCGGTCTAAAGGAATCAATGGCGGTGGGTCTAATTTCAATCCTTTGCGATCTTGCGTATATTGTACTAATTCGTCTTCTTTGTGAACAAAGTCTGTATCTAATTCAATAACGTCTCCGACATCAATTGCAATATGTTGTTCATCAATTATGTCAATACTATCCTCTGAAGAATGGGATACAGAAGAACTGTCTGATTGAGACACGATTCGGTTTTGATGTAATGGGTCGCTCATTGTCTATTTATTACATAGGCACAAAATATATTTGACGTCTTGGTTCTTGATACTAATCACAAAAAATTGATATTCTGCTTACAATAGAAGAGTATCAATAACCTTTCATCAATTACAATGGCCTCTAATGTACCGACGCTTCAAAAACTACAGCGAGCTCGGGTTCGTGAGTATAAAAAACAATTCAAGCATTTCCTGCTTACTTCGAGATTCAATAACAAAACATGGTCGGAAAATAAAACATTTAAGGAAACACATTCCGGTATTGGATGTATCTACTGTTGCCCAGATCCAGTCTCCGAATCAATTCCATACGAGTCGGTTATGTTTATTCTTGAAATGAACAATGAAACAAATACTATCATGGGTATCGGAATGGTTCGCAATCATCCGCTTATCAAACGACATAGGGTTTATGAAGAATCCAATTATAATCGTTATGTATTTATTGGTAAAACGCGCATTGATCGAGGTGATATGAATGCAGAGGAGGAACGAATTATGAAGGTATTTGACATCCTGTGTTTTACCGGCACAAAACATATGAAACGAGGACAAGGTCTCAAATCGTTCCCTGTCGATATGCTGTATCGATGTAGCAAGAAAATGGATTTAGTTATGTTTATTGTCGAGATGTTTAAACGCCGTCTGGATAAAAAGTAATTGCGTTTGTTATATAGATGTATTTTTTATCCGAAAACATATAAATGTTTGTGTGACACTATTATAAAGAACAGGGTATGTCAAAATCTGAATTGGTTATTGGAAAATCATTGTACAATATTCAAGATTATTCTGATACTGAATTGTTCGATATATTGGATTTGAATGATCCATCTGACCGTGAATTAGAAGCAAAAATACTCATGATGATACATAAATATGAAACTACGTCATCCAAATCTGGCGGGAAATTAGCGAAATTTTTTCAAGACATTTATAACCACTTTTTTGAAAATAATGATGATCAAGAAAGTGATGATCAAGAAAGTGATGATCAAGAAAGTGATGATCAAGAGGAAGGTTTCCAAACTTTTGTCGATAAAGGGAATGGAGATGAAATCCTTTCTCCTCAACAAGTTAAGGAAAAGGCGATTGGTACAGGATCAGGTAGCAACGATTTTAATGTATACAATAACAAGATGAAACAACTTATTGATAAAGGATACACATGGGCACAATCGGCACAAGCACTTATTGATTCGAACGGAATTGTGGATAATGCAATTGTATCTCTTACAGCGAATAAACAAAATATTGCGAGACAAGATACTGACTCACCAGAAGAACTTGGATCTAAGGCTATCGGCTATACACGCGACCTTGAGTATAGCAAAGGAACACTCAATCCAATATTGAAACAAACAATTAAGCGTATTATCAGTATAGATAGTCAATACAGAAATGATAAAACGACCTTGTCGAGCGACTTTACGTTCAATCTTTCTGAACCACTCAAAGACGTGGTTTCACTCAAGTTATATTCAGTACAGATTCCGTATACATGGTATACCATTGGCACTGCTTATGGAAATAATTTTTTTTATTTTAAAGGAAGAACTCCGGGTATAACCGATGATACACATGATATTCAAATTGAGATTGATTCTGGCAACTATACTCCGTCCGAGTTGATTAACGCTGTATCAGAATCGATAGCAACAATGAAGACAGCAATTGTCGACACAGATTTAGGTAGTACGGATATAACATACAATCGTTATACGTCCAAAACACAGGTCGTGGTTGATCTAAAAAAATCATATAATGAAAGTAGCTATTCGATTTCTTTTCCTGCATGGTCAAGTCCTTATGCCTCCGAAAATGCACGCCAAACTATACCGGCTTTTCTTGGGTTGCAAACAGATACGTATTCTTCGAATGTGATAAAATCATCCATTAGAGACTTCAATTCAATTAGCGACAATTCATTCAATATCGATGCTACCAATAACTCGATTCAGGTCTATGTGTATACTGGCACAGATCCAATTCATAATCCTCTAGATAGCGACGTTTCTTTTGACATTAGTTTATCACTGATTGATGGTTTATATAGCCGCGAAGAATTGATGGACAATTTGAATACACAAATTATGAACAATGATTATCTGAGTGAATCGTATTTCCAGCGCATGTATCTCGATGAGACCAATGGAAAATTACCTATTGATTCGGATTTATTGGTGAATTTGAATGGAGATTTATCGCTGAATTCATTTTATGAATTGAAAATCAAACCCAATCGGATAACGGTACCTGTATCTGCTGCTACGAAGACCCTTGTTGTTTTTCCAGATGTTTCTGTAAATGGATCTTACCTCTGGATCAACGAGGACTCTGGATTTGGATTTGATATTTCACATAATCAATTAAACCATGTTCGAAGTGAGGCACCCGTGATTGTTGCGAATACGGTATATACACTCGATAATCCTCTTACTATAGATTTACAATGTGTACTTGATGGATTTACTGGAGGAGACAATGATTTATTGTTTACTATACCGGCTGGTGATTATACTGCAAAGGAAGTAGTAGATTCATTAAATCAAAGTTTACGGGATATTGCGTTAGATGATGTATCTATGAATGCTCCATCTTCTACCTACGACTTATCAAACAATCCTTATCCAGAAGGAACATATGCATACATTCGAAACAACGAATTTCAATTGTATTTGGATTATACGAAAACGTTTGATGAAACACAATACGATATGAGTTTTGGTAAAATTATCACGAGTAATACAAGTGAGGATTCGAATATAATCTTGTATGATATTTCCGGGGCGAATTCAACCATAACAGATCTGACCAAAACGTATCTTGGCGAAGGCACTCAAGACAATACGTCTTTTAAGAAAGACGATATTATTGCTACTTTCTATTTAAAGACTGACTCCAGCATCAAACATGAGGTTAAATTTATTAGCGATGGGAATGGGGGCAGCACAGTTGTGTCTAATGCAATAAACAATGCTTTTGATAATTATGTTGATCCATATTCAGGAGTGAATATATTTAAAGGCACTATCATTACGCTGACGTCTATTGCGAATAGGGTGGATGTTTCATTAAAAATTCAAGTTCGTAAACAAATTGTACCCACGAATTATACAATTCAATTCAAAGAGGATGGCGGCGATACAAATAATAATCCATGGAATCAATTCTTTTTTATCGATTCATCCATGTGCACGGATCCGTTCAGTCTATCTGATAACAATAATTACACCGATATTAATCAATTGGGAACTGATGATACATTGGATATATCTAGCAACAATGTTGCTGCTGGACCAACGATTTTATCTATATTGATGAATCACACCGCCCTTATTTCTCCTACAAGTACACTTCCTCCAAATTCACCTATTGTTATCCAGTCTGGAATAAATGATACGATTCTTATTAATGCCATTGATAATGGCGTTGCAAGTAGTAATAGAGAAAATGATATCATTATCACGATCCCACCGAAAGAGTATAGTCGAGGTGAGATTCTTAACGAGATCAATAAACAGATTCTGAACAGTGCTACTACAACTACTAATATTTCCAAAATGAAGTTCGAATTGGTAAAAGGACGATCCGATGACAAAAATCAATATGGTCTGGTTCGAGATTATTTACAAATCGATTTTTCTGCTACACGATCTTATAGTGCATTCGATTATGATTTGGTATTTTTTGACAAGGATAGTTTTGCCAAATGTTCGGCGGGATCTAGCAGTGTTAGGAACACGACGTGGGATACTACTCTGGGATGGATTATGGGATTCAGAGATTATACATTGTATGATTTATCTGCATTTACTACTGCTAACACTACAACGATTATCGGCGATACTGGCGTCAGTACCAATCTTTATAATTACTTTTTGATTTGTCTCGATGATTACAACCAAAACCATTTGAATGATGGTTTGATTACGATATCAAATACCGATACATCGATCCCATTGCCGTCTTATGCATCACGTGCAAATTTCACATGCGATCCGATAACCGGTGAAAAAATTTTCAATCCACCTGACACTAACCTTACTGAAAACCAGATATATGCCGCGAATGAGATTGCCAATGCCAAATTAAATACGGATTCAATTGGATCCTCAATCAGTACAAAGAGTTATGGATCAGGACCCTTTGTCAAGGACGTTTTCGGACTTGTTCCTATCAAAACGAGCGGATTGGCTAATGGTAGCACCTATGTTGAATTTGGCGGTACTTTACAAAACCAGGAACGCTCTTATTTTGGACCCGTCAATATACAACGTATGACCGTACGATTAATGAACGATCGTGGTGAATTGGTCGATCTCAACAATGCAAATTGGTCCTTTTCGCTTATTTGCGAACAATTAAACAAACTGGCTCCAGGGAATTAATGTTTTGCTCATGTGAACAATTTATAACCACTCAATTCGCTGTCAATTTAATCATTATTTGTATAAAAGTGTTTTGTTTTGACACTATTTCTGAATCTTTCTATACTAGTATATATAATTAATACTTCTTACCTTGTCTGATTCATGGATTTGAACTACTTGATTTTATCTCATGAAAAACCTTGGTATACGTTTGATTTCATTGGCTTCTGGGCACCCTTTATTCTATTTAGTCTTTCCGTGATACATCTATGGAATACCCGGTTCTATCTCTATCTTTACATTCTCTTGTTTTTCGCCAATAGTGGATTGAATCGCCTATTGAAAATCCTATTCCGACAAAAACGCCCTGATAATGGCCAGAGTTTTGTTGGCGAATCCTACCTTGGCAATGATTTTTACGGAATGCCGTCTGGGCATGCACAGTCGGTTTTTCTCTCCACCACATTTGTGTTTTTAGTAAAACGTTCCATCTGGTGGCTCATTTTTGAACTAGGAATTTCCGCTACCACATTGATACAACGATGGAAATACAATCGACATACTGTTATGCAATTGGTTGTTGGATCCATTGTCGGAACTGTATTCGCCGCGTTCGGATACATTCTCTCTCGTTATTGGGTCTATGACGATTACACATTGTTATCACAGATAACCAATTATTTAGAAACATGATATATCGTCGTTTATCGATTTGTAGAAATGAAATGATACTATCATGTTTCTAAAATGTCGATGCACAAATTATGTTTTGGTATTGTATAGAAAGGTATTTGATCAGTATGTCGCAAAGTGATTATTTGAAACGAAAACGTCTTGCCACCACTCTACACAACGATAGTACTAGAATGCCCATTTTTGATGCGCAAATGTTGGTTGATTTCAAGCAATTTTCTCTCGAGAATACGATCGTTAGTGATAGCAATCCACTGAATCGCATTCTTCCTGCAAATAAACAACTCATCTTTCATATTGAAACTGGCGTTTCTTCATGTCCACCATTTATTGTATGTAGTGGCACCCAATCGCGTCCGAATCGCGTTCCTCATACTGGTAAAATGTGCACTCCTGTTCCACTAAACTGGCACGAGAAGAATGCCATTGATAATGCGAAACAGTTATGGTGCAAATGTACATTGAATGGGGATCGGTGCGCATGCGTACGTGGGCACTAATCGAGATTGATGATATAATACTCTGGTTTATTATATCATTCATTTGTTATAACGTTTTTGTCTATATAGTTGTATAGAATGACGCCACTTTTCATGTTTCACAAACAAATATTGTGTATTCGTAGGTTGAAAGAAACTGATTTACAACACTCTTATTATGCAATTATGAGCAAACTATCCAAGGAGGATATTATATTGATCAATTCATTGTCGTCTGCCGAATTGCGAGTTCAGTTGGACAATATACATAAAATATTTGTAGTGGAAAATGTGAATTCGAATCAAATCATTGGAGCGGGCACGATTGTTATCCAGAACGACACAGGGAGTCAATTGTGTAAAATAGGGAATATTCGACATATAACATTGGATGTTCCATTTCATAATATTGAACTATACTCGACTGTGTTGAATCATTTCACTACCTATTGCCTGAGCCAGGAGAAATGCGCAAAAGTATGCGTTGATTGCAAATATGATTAGTCGTTTTTTTATTCCAGATTGGATATCTTTTCATTCAACTCTTCATTTTGTCGTTTGATATTATCTAACTCTGTCATCATTGCGGTTTGTGTATCCTGTAGCGTGGTTATCTTATTTGACATTGTTTTGATTGATTCTATTAAATAAGGAACGAATGCTCCGTAATTCACTGTCCATCGTTCGCTATTGTCCGTATTTACAATTTCTGGTATAACATGAGCCACCTCCTGAGCAAGGACACCTGATTGCAGTTTCTTCGTATCGTCTGTTATAAAGTTGAAATTCACTCCACGTATTGCGTTTATTTTTTCTAGAGCGTTATCTACCATTTCTATATTCTCTTTGTACCGCATATCTGAAATGGCATTGAATGAATTGGCGTCTGCATCCCCCGTTATCGACATGTTCCCTGGAATAGAAACTGTTGAATTCGTTTCTCCCAATACGATTTGATTGTCCTTGGTTATCGTCGCATTATATCCGATCGCAGTACTATAATTATAATTCATAGTATTATCTTGTTTCGTATTATGTCCTAGATAAGTGTTTGTAATACCTGTGCCATTGTTAGTGCCAGCGCCTGTTCCTATTGCAGTATTCCATGACGTGTCAGTAAAACTTACTCCACCTATACTTATACTCGAGTGCCCGTGTCCATTTAATGTTATACCGTTTAGATTTATATTTCCATTCAAAGAAATATCCTCCTCTACATATAACCTGCTATTCATAGATACATCTCCATTTATTGTGGTTGTTTCATGAACATATAGAGCGTGATTCATGGACACATCTCCCTCCTTGGTTATTCTCATTCGCTCTATTGCTGCACCGTATGATAAGTCTGTCGTGTAAAAACGAAGTTCATTATTCGATGAATCTGCATTGGGTTCAGCCGCACTTATTTTCGTATTTTGAGCTACATTGATTACACCCCCCAATGATCCCCATGCATCACCTGGGCCAAATCCTTCGAATTGATGAGTCTCTGTATTATAACGGATGTATCCACCATGATCTTTTTCGGTGGCTCCATTATCGTTGGTTTGTATCGGCCTCTCAACGGTTGTTCCCCGAGGAATGCGGATCGCATCTGTATAACTTACATCAAGCGCCACGGATGGATTCGGTTTGTTGATACCCACATAACCTTCCACGTACAACTGGCTATTCAGAGACACGTCATCTTGTACATATAACCGGCTATTCATAGATACATCTCCATTTGTTGTGGTTGTTTCATGAACATATAGAGTGTGATTCATGGACACATCTCCCTCCTTGGTTATTCTCATTCGCTCTATTGCTGCACCGTATGATAAGTCTGTCGTGTAAAAACGCAGTTCATTGTTTGACGAATCTGCATTGGGTTCAGCCGCACTTATTTTCGTATTTTGAGCTACATTGATTACGCCTCCCAATGATCCCCATGCATCACCTGGACCGAATCCTTCGAATTGATGAGTCTCTGTATTATAACGAATGTATCCACCATGATCTTTTTCGGTGGCTCCATTATCGTTGGTTTGTATTGGCCTCTCAACGGTTGTTCCCCGAGGAATACGAATCGCATCTGTATAACTTACATCAAGTGCTACTGATGGATTCGGTTTGTTGATACCCATATAACCTTTCACGTACAACTGGCTATTCAGAGACACGTCATCTTGTACATATAAACGGCTATTCATAGATACATCATGATTGTTGATTGTTTGTCCTTGTAAATATAACTTGCCGTTCATGGATACATCACCATGCAAGATTACGTTGTTTGCAGACAGATCGCCTTCTTCTGTTAGCCGCAAATATTCTTTTCCATTTGCATACACTGACAGTGGAATACGTGTCAGCATGGATCCATTTTCATTGAGCAATCCTTCACCTATACGAATTCCGGATTCGGCTATATCCACATCGTCATTATTGTTATGATGAGTATATCCTGCCTTGAAGACAATGCCATTCTTTTTTAGAAACTGATTCTCGCCGAATTTTCTATAGACATCCAATACCGATAGAGATACATCAGATAGGGTGGTTTGTGGAGGAGCTACTGCATGGATCGATACGGAACCTGTTATATCCACTCGGTTTGTCGGCAATTCTCCACCGCTCCATGCACCGAAAGACACGTCGCCCAAAATGGCTAGATTGCGGTTTACTAATACATCGCCTTCTACATACAAACGTTTGTTCATCGAGACATCATTATCGTGGATGGTTTTCCCCTTTACATATAGTTGGCTGTTCATGGAGACATCGTCCTGCACATAGAGGCCACTGTTCATGGAGACATCGTTATTCAATGTTGATTTGTTATGAACATATAGTTGGCTGTTCATGGAGACATCGTCCTGCACATAGAGGCGACTGTTCATGGAGACATCGTTATTCAATGTTGATTTGTTATGAACATATAGTTGACTGTTCATTGTTGTATCCTTGTTCAGGATCGTTTTGTTGTTCACGTAGAAATTGTGATTGAAACTAACATCGTCTTGTACATAGAGGCTACTGTTCATGGAGACATCGTCTTGGAGAATGGTTTGTCCTTGTACATACAATTTGCTATTCAGTGATACGTCGTCTTCTACAAACATGCGACCATTCAAGGATAGATCTTCTGCTACAATCAGGGTATAATCAGTTGTCGTTGTATTTATAATGTATTTGTTCTCTTCTGTGTAATTGCGTACCTTTAAATTTCCATCAATGTTAACATCACCCAATATACCCACATTGCTGTTCATGGATACATCCTTCTCTACGACTAATTTGGTGCGTATTAACTGACTATTGTCGTCGGAATTGTTTGAATCGCGAACCAATACATTGCTTATGTCGAATTGATCGACTGTTATTGAATAGCTCGCATCAGATTGGTTGGGATAACGGGTCAGTATCATGAGTCCATTGTTTATCTCACGTATACCCAATGGACCATTTACATTGTTGCTATTGGATAATTTCATTTGTTCCGTTTCTAATACAACAGATTGCGAACTTTGAGTTGGCGCCTTGAATGAATACCCCGTTATGTCCTTGGAAACTAGTATATGTCCAGCCTGATTATCACTATTGTCGCGAATGGTTATCCCTGAACCCGCGGATGTTCCGTTTCCAATGCTGTTCATGTTCAATTGCAACAGGGGATTATTGAGAGATAACGGTTTATTTGAGACAACCTTGAATGTATCTGATGTAAATATGATATTATCCGTTC